TTTAAACATTGGCGGATTTTGTGCTTGTTTATGTGAAAAGTCTAAGTCACTCATTGCAGTTGACCACTGCGATAGTGTGCCTGCCATATCGTGCAGTTCTTTTCCTGTGTCTATTGCTGACTTGATTCCGCGATACGCGGCTGCTGCCATTCCAATGGCTGAGACTGGATCTATCATACTTGCCCTTTCTTATATGATAGTATAGGCGCCCTCACGCTCTACTCTAATATTTATCTTATTTGTCTATTAAGGTAGAAAGTATAGCATAAATTGCTGATAATGCTACTAATGTAGCAACTCCGATAGTACATAAGTCAATTATAAACTTTTTATCTTCGGCTGCTTTTTTAGCTGATGCAACATTTCGAGAATGTATTCGTCTACGTTCTGACATCATGTCATTATAAAATGCGCCTTGGCCAGACCAAACTAAGTATTCTCTTAAATCTTTTTCAAGTTGTGCAATTTTATGTTTAGCTGCTGTTACTTCTAGTGCTTGCGATTCTACACTAGTTCCGTTAAACAATTTATTTACTACTGGTTGATTTTGACTATCTTGGCTTGCTTTTATTATTTGATCTTTTGCGTCAAAAAATTTACCAAACGTTTGTGCTAAGTCTTGTGCTTCTCGCCCTGTATCCATAGCTTTCTTGATACCTTTAAAAGCAGACGAGGCTATGCTCACTGCTGCTGCTATTTCTATCATGGATTGCCCTTGTGGATGTACGTAGTTGTGTATACCACAACTATATTTATTAGTAAGTCATAAAAATAGGGCCCGTAGGCCCTATTTTGTTTTGCTTTGTAGCTATTCTTAGCTGAAGCTTACGTTACCGTCAGTAACTGCAACTGCTGCTAAGTAATCAGCAGCGTTACCAAGCGATGATGCAGTGTTATTCAACTCAACATATCCATAACGTGTCATGAATGATACTGTTGGTTCGAATGTACCTGGATCTAATACAACGCCTGAGCTCATTAGCGGGATGTATGGGCAGTAGAACGCTGCTGCGTCCGACTCACTTGAACCCTTATAACCAATAAGAACGTTTGCGCCGTCGCCTGCATATGTGTTAACATATACTTTCATTGCATTGTTCAAAGTACCAACCATCTTAGTGTTAGTTGGAGCTTCAAATGTACCTTCTGTTGTTCTTGCGAACGCTGAAGTTGTAGCTGACTGTAGGATAGTTAGTGCAAATGGTGATACCACTGCCCAGTTACCTGCGCCTCTACGTGTACGCTGTGCAATCAAGTTGCTTGCGCGGTTGATTTGTACTGCAAGTGCAGCATGCTCGTCACCTACGAAAGTAGCTGTACCTGATACTGCTGCTTGGTCGTATGTTTCAACGGCTGCGCCGGCTAATGTACCCAAAGAAGCTAATACTTCTTGGTCAATCTCAGCAGTGATCTCTTGTGCAAGAGCTGCCATGATTTCTGCTTCAACATCAATACCGTGCATAGACTGTGCGTCTTGTGCTGATTCAAACGTCCAACGAGCACTCAACTTACGAGTTTTCGCTTCAACGGTTTGCTTCAATACTTGAATGCTTAATCTGTTACCAGCTTCGCCTTCAAGTGATGCTGTAGCATCTGCTCTACCGTTTGCATTACCTGAGTAAGACTCAGCAATTTTGAACGGAGAAAGTGCTTCTTCACCTGCTGTTGCGCCTGATGCACCAGCGTTGAAAGTGTCCGCATAGCGAACTCTTAATGTGTGGATCTGACCCACTGGACCTGTCATTGGTTGTACACCAACTAACTCGTTAGCAATAACGGTTGGCATTACACGTCTGATCACAGGAAGGATCACACGATTTAGTGTTGCGACATTGCCCGCTGATGTAGCACCTGCTGTTGCAGATTCTGACAAATACTTACGGGTGTTTTCTAGCGTAGCAGCCATAACAGACTTCTTGTTGCCTTGCAAGCCTTCAAGAAGAGCAGTTTTGGTGTCCTGCCAGCGGCTTTCTAATAATTCTGACATCATTATCTCCTTAATTATAATCCAGCAAGACGTTTAATATCAACAACATTGTTGTCTGAAGTATCGTCTGCTCTGGTTTGTGTCATTGGTTCTGTGCGGTTGCCTGTTATTTCTGTGCCTTCTGTAATTACTGCCTTACGCTTTGCTGGAGTATTTCCGTCAATAACTGATGGTAAGTACTTGTCAAACTGTTTTTGCAAACGGTCTGTTTGTACTGATTCCAGTAAGTCTGTCATAATCTCGCGTTGATCTTTGCCAAGAGGCGAAATCAAATCGTTCATAATCTTTTCTCTACGTGCCGACTCAACTAAACGCTGTTTTTCAACGCTAACTGATTCTGCAAGTGTTTTTGCTTTTGCTGCAAATGCTTTTGCTTCTGATAGTTGCTTGTCTTTTGAGTCAAGAACTTTCATTAATTTTGCAGTTTCTGATTTCTCATTTAAATATGAGGTACCGTATTCTGCTGCATATGCTTCAAAGATTTTACGACCAAAGTCGTTTCTACGTGCTGTGTCAATATCTTCTTTAAGTGCAGTAATTTCACTCTTAAGTGATTTACCAACCATTTCTGATACTGCTGTAGCACTTCTTTCGATAAAGTCTCGTTTGACTTTAGCAAAGTGGGTTTTAGCTTCACGTACTAAACGTACTTTTGTTTCAGCTAAGTCTTTTTTGTCTTCATAAAATTCTGCAATTTCATTAGATAGAGCGTCTACTACAAATTCTTCTAGCTTTGCATAGTTTTCTTGCATAGCTACTTTATCTGCACGTAGTTCTGAAATTTCTGATTTAAGTTGTTCAACAACAAATCCTTTAAGAAGGTCTGCATTTTCACGCATAGCAATAGCATATTTTGCTTTTGCTTCAGCTAATTGCTGACGATCTTCTTGGAACTCATTAATTTCAGCTGAGAGGCTTTCTTCTAGTAAAGTGTCAATTGCTTCGACCATTGTCTGCTTATCATGCTCATACTTCTGTGCGAATTCTTCGCGAAGTTCAGCAGTAGCAGCACGGCGATTTTCAGCAATCTTGCTTTCCCAAGCTTCTTCAATTTGTGCTCTGACTTCTTCATTAACTACATCGTTTTCAAAGAGTGTTTTCAGTGCATCTATCATTACGTTCTCCTAGTTTAATGGAGTTTACTGATTATGTTAATCAGTGATTCCTTAAGATACTTTTGTGCCTTGTCGTCATGTTTTGTTGCCTGTGCTAATTCGTATGCCTTCATTCCCCCACGTGCATTCATAAGTGTTTCATAAATTGGTGTTGGATATGCACCAGGGGCGCTAGGCTGAGCCACAACGTCCACAGTGATTATTTCAAAATCAGAGACGGTATTGCTACCGTCTTCTGATACGTTACCAGAGCCCCTAGACGAAACACCTAGTTTAACACCTGCTTCAAGCATTGTTCTAACTAACTGTCCCATAGGGGTTGGTAAAATTTTCAATTTTCCATAACCGTTATCACCATCCATCCAACATTCTGTTATCATATGGCTTACACGGTCAATATTGATGTTAAGGCCTTCTGGATGATCAACTTCGCCTAAGACACTAAACCCCTCAGTTATCTGATCATTGAGAGTTTTGACAGCCCTGCCTATTTCATTTACAGGATACACTCGCTGATTAGCATTGCGGACGCCGCCTTGGATCATAATACCTTTCATGTAAAGGTCTTTTCCTTCGTTGGCATTCTCAAGTACTACGTTAGCTTGGTTAAATGTCAAATGCTCTTGTAAGTTTTTCATTCAAACTTCCTTTATTATACTGCTTACTTGCCTAAAATAGGTGTTTTGTTGTCAGCAGTCTCTGGCTTCGACTTCTTTTCAGCGCCGTGTCCAGGTTCGGTTTTGCCAGCTTTTGCTGCCTTACCACCAGGAACGTTAATGTTCTTGGTATTCATATCCTTTGCACTTGTATCACTTAAAGCATTACCTTTAATTGTACTTCCTGCTCCGGCTTCTGCACCAGCGTCGGTTCCAGCTTGGTTTAAATTACCTGCTGTTCCGCCCATGTCGTTTGCACCTGCAACTGTTGACTTTGAGTTTGCACCGTTGTCACCCATTGTTGCTGATACTTTTTCAACATACTCGCGCATTGTTTCGCTTGCTGACTTTTCGCCTTCTTCAACTTCTTCGTCTGCTGCTGCTTCTTCTACTTCTTCATCAGTAGTTTCTTCAACTTCTTCGTCAGTTGCTTCAAATGCAAATGCTTCATCTTTTTCTTCGTCGTCTGCGTCCATATCCATGTCGCCTTCGTCGTCGCCTTCGTCATCGCCAGCCATCATTTTTTCAAATTCTGCTTTTAGGTCGTCTAGCGCATCTTCTAGGTCTTCTACACGATCTTCCATATCGTCGTCTTCACCTTCGTCTTCGTCGCCTTCTTCACCTTCGTCGTCCATGTTCATGCCTAAGTCATCGGCTAAGTCACCTGTTTGGTCCATGTTTGCCATTGGATCAGCTTCTACTTCAAACTCATCTAGGTCAAAACCTTCTTCAACTTCTTCGTCTGACTCATCAACTTCTTCATCAGTTGCTTCGTCTAGGTCTTCGTCTGACTCTTCTACTTCTTCATCAGTAGTTTCATCTACTTCTTCATCAGTAGCTTCATCTACATCTGTTTCGTCTTCTAGTATTGATTCATAGATATCGCGTGATTTTTCAACTACGATCTCGTGAAATAATTCTTGTGCTGCTTCCTTGTCTTCATTAACAAGAAGCTCTAGCATTTTTTCAAATTTGTTTTGATCTGCCATTTTTAACTCCTATAAATTTTTAGTAGCATAGACAATACTGCCTATACGGGGCTGTCATAATATATTTACTCTTTTAACAGAAAACTATGCGGAAATAGGCTCAAAACGAACCTAATTTATTTGATTTTTAAGAAAGTTTGAAAATATCCTCAAAATCCTTAATATTTATGTGACTCATGTTGCTAAGATCGTGAAATTCTTGTGGTATGTACCCATTTTCTCCTAACACTCTTATATATCTTTTTTTTGAAAATTTTTGACATGTAATAAGTGTTTGACGTAGCCAATTTCCGTGAAAGGTAGCATGTTCGTCGATTCTTTTATAGTTATATGTGCCTGCATATATATTATTAATTTTATTTTCTATCCCTATAAAATCAAAACCTAATATATAGATATCTTCAACATCTGTAGTACTAGCAAAATGCAGTGCTGTTGGGCCACTACTCCATCCTTTATCAGACTGAAAGAAATTTAATCCTTTTATTTTTTTAAAATTTTTATTACGATTTGTCCATACTTGTTGTTGATGTTGGTATCCTGCTTGGCTTATTTCTAAAATCATTTTTGTATCAACAGCAATTAGATAGTCAGGAGAAAATTCTCTATATAAAGCATTACATCCAAATGTAATTCCTTTACGTTTCAACTCATTTAGATTAATAGTTTTACGACTAGTTCCATTGCCTAAAACGAATGCAGTACTTTCCAAAAATTAATCCTCGCACTCGATCTCAAATTCTTTTTTAAATTTGTCTATTGAAATATGCTTTAAATTAGATAATTTACTAAATTCTTTTGGCACAAATAGAACTTCGTCATCGACTACACGTATAAACTCAATCTCTTTATTTCGATCTATAACTGCACAAGTTTGTTTTAGCCAATTATTATGATAAGTTGCTTTATCTGTACTCTTTTTGTAGTTTGGTGTATCAGCATACATATTGTTTATTAAAGAATTTATTCCTATATAATCAAAACCTAAAATATATATTTTTTTAAATTTCTTTTGTTCACAAGCTAAAAATAAAGCAGTAGGTCCACTACTCCAACCCTTTGACGGATTAAAATAATTAAATCCTGTAAATTTTTGATATGCTTTGTTTGGATTTGTCCAAACTTCGTTGTTGTGTTGATATCTAGATTTGTTTATTTCAACAATCATCTTTACGTCAACTGCAACTAAAAAATCTGGAGAGAATTCTCTATATAACGCATTACATCCAAATGTAGTGCCTTTATTTTTTATATCTATAAGATTAATGCTGCGACGGCTGATGCCGTTGCCTATTATAAATGCGTTCCGATGCAATTTATAATCCGCCTTCTCCTGCTGCTGCTTGCGCTGCTATACCGTACATTTGTCTAACGAAGTCTAAGTCTTTAGTTTTTTCTTCTTGGTGCAAGTCTGATGCTTTGCGGATTCTGTTAATTTGTCCTAGTGACAATCTTGTTTTACGAGTATCATCCTTTTCTAAAGGAGATGAATCATACTCAGCCTCGTAGCGATTATCTTCTACAGACTCTACAGTTTCGGGATCAAAATAAAATAATTCTCGTAGTATCATATTATTATTTATATCGTTTGTTCTGCATTTGGACTAGATCCTAATTCAGTGTCAGTTGCACTTTCAGGAGCTGCGCCAGCTCCGCCATCGTCAACAGGAGTGTCGCTATCTAATTCATCTTCTATTCCGGAAGTATCACTGTTTATACTTGCTGAAGAAATCCCTGCATCTCTTAATTCAGCATCTGAAGATGCAGCACTGCCTGTTAAAGTCTCGTCATTTTCTTCTCGCCATAAACGTTCATTCTCTGCTAATTCTTCTTCTGTCATACCTAAGAAACGTTTCATTGCAAAACGATTTGAAATATACGGTATAGCACTCATTTGTGTATATGTTGGTACACGAGCATTATCAATCTCACTTTGTCTATACGCTGCAAAGTTCTGCGGTGGTTGGAATTTAAGATCAAACATAGTAGTATCTACGTTAACACCTCTTTCTAACATATACCGCTTAAACTCCTGATCAAATTCTTCAACTACTAGATTTTGCAAACGTTCACAATAGGTATTGAAGCGTAGCTCTTGGATATAAGCTGTACCCACACGTCCGTCATTATATTGTGCTGCTGAATCATC